CGAAACTGGAAACGTTCGTTACAAGTCCAGAGAAAGATATTCTTTCGGCTGGTCTGACTGGCGTGGCGTTTGGGGTGCAAACCCTAGCTAATACTAAGGGGGGCATTGTTAAAGGTGCCCCCTTTTACCCTAGCAATTAACAGTCATGTCGACTGACTAGGCAGACGATATAGAGACAGCATGACAAAAGGTCTATATGACCAAAGGATAAAATAAAATGGCTAACACAACTTTTAACGGACCAGTTAGATCGGAAAATGGTTTTTCATCAATTACCAAAAATTCTACAACTGGTGCAATTACAGTTGAAGCTGTCTATGATACGAGACCGAACTTTCGTCAAACAATAGATGATTCAACTTTTAATACTGGTTCTGCAGTTACTGATACTTTGACTAGAGCAGAATCAGGAACATTATTTACAATAGATGGAACTGGCGATATTATAGTTAATATGCCAGCATTGAGTACTGCAAATGTAGGAACAACATATGAATTTATTGTTACTACTGCTGTAGGTGCAGGTACAACAGTTACTTTTGTTTTACCAGGAGCAGGTGTTTCAAACTGGTATGCAGCTCTACAACTTATGGGTGGTACTGCGGCTAATCCAGCAACTGATGTTGCAGGAGACACTTTAACTTTACCTAATTCTACAGTTGTTAATTCAAGAGTTAAACTTACTTGTCTTAGTGATGATGGCACTAATTCCACATGGAAAGCGGAAACATTAACATCACCAATAGCAACTAGTGCTTAAATAAATTAGGGGAGGCTACGGTCTCCCCATTTTACAAAGGAGTTAACATGTTTCAAACAGACGCAAAAGTAACTGATATAGCTACAGGTGCAACAGGTTCAAGTGCTACTAGTGACGGACAATCTAGTACTGCTCATCCACAAAGGCTTTTAGGTCTTAGTCTTGCTGCAGGAAGTGCTACAGCTACTGCGATTGTATATGATGCCAATTCAGCATCAGGTACAGTAGTGGCAAGATTAACTGCTTTAACAAATACAAGTGCTTCATTTACTGTTCCACATAGTGGCGTAAAAGTAGCTACAAATTTATTTGTTGCAGTAACAGGTACTGGTTCTAACGCTTTAGTTTATTGGAATTAAAATGGCACAGGATATATCTAAATATGATTTAGAGATTACTGAGCTAAAGAGTGAAATAAAAATACTTAGCGAACGTATATCCATAATCAAGGATAATCATTTAAAACATATTGAAGAAAAAATAAATACGATTAATAAGGTTATGTACACAATTGGTATAATGGTATTAGGCCAGTTGTTATGGGTGATTACACGTTCATTAATGTAGGAGGATTTAAATGGCTACTTCGGGTACCTATACTTTTAACTTAGATTCTGGTGAAATTATACAGGAAGCATATGAAAGAATTGGTTCTGATCCTGAAACTGGATATGATTTAAAAACGGCAAGACGTTCTTTAAATTTATTATTAACTAAATGGGCTAATCAAGGTGTACATTTATTTACATTAAATTTTCATACAGCTAACATGACTAAGGATCAGGATTATATTTCTCTTAATTCATCCATACATGCAGATGTTTTGGATGGTTCTATAAGAGATAATGAAGATGCTACTAAACCTAATGACATTCCAATGGAACGTATTAGTCTTGATGATTACATGGCGATTCCAGATAAATGGACTAAAGGAAAGCCTGTTCAATTTTCATTAGAAAGAAATGCACAATTTGATTCAACAGGATCAGCTACACATAAAATGTATTTATGGCCTGTTCCAAATCAAACTTATTATCAATATGTTGGTTGGACTATTATGTACGCGCAAGACGTAACTACAAACTATGCTCAAAATCCTGAAATACCTAAAAGATATTTACCTGCATTGATTAGCGGTTTGGCAGTAGAACTTGCCGTTAAAAAAGCACCTGATAGATTGGCAGTGTTGAAACCATTATATGATCAAGATTGGGAATTGGCAAGAGAAGAAGATAGAGAACGAGTAAGTTTTATAGTACAGCCACAAGTCAGTCATATATAGGTAGGTTAAATGGCTAGATACGCAAAAGGAAAACATGCGGTTCTAATCAGTGATAGATCTGGTTGGAAAATAAAATATAAGGATGCCCGTACTGAATGGACAGGCGCACGAGTTTCTAAAGAAGAGTGGGAAGCTAAGCAACCACAGCTTGATCCACAAAAATATTTAAAACGTTCCGCAGGTGGTAATGTTTTATATAATCCTCGTCCTGACAATGATTCAGTTCCTACAACTGTAAGGCTTGGACCATTGCATGGTAAATATTCAGGACAGGCGGCAACTTGGCAAGGTTTTGTTAACATTTCACTATTTGAAGATGCTTCGGGATTTGAATTAACATCTAGTCAGGGAACCGTAATAATTAGTATTGTTGCTGTTGTATCAGGAATAGAAGCAACAAGTGCTTTAGGTACCACAGTTATTAGTTTAGCAGAAGTTCCAGATGGCATAGCAATGACTGCTGAGGGTCCTGGTACTGTGATAATTCCAGGAATTGAAGTTCCAGATGGAATGTATGTAACTGCTTCTCAAGGTACGTTGGTATTCTCAGCTACTGAAATACCAGATGGAATAGAGGCAACTTCTGCACAAGGAACGGTAAATGCATATCCATTGATAACTGTTACTATTGATGCAACAGCCTTGACTATGACAGCACAACAAGGTACAATAGGAGTAACTTCTCCAAGTTGGGGCATGTTTGCTTGGGGTGACGATACATGGGGTCAATAATATGGGATTAACATACGTACAGCTTAAACAGTCAATTCTAGATTGGACTGAAAATGATTCAACGGAGTTCACCGCAGCCACAGGCTCTGGTGTTGCCCCTGTTGATTTATGCATTCAGTTGGCAGAAGAAAGAATTGTAAGGGAAGCTGATATCTCAGCTTATCGCAAAACTGTTGACATTACATTATCGGCAAATAATGGATTTTATGATATACCACAGGATTTATATGTTACACGGTATATTAAAATTAAAACAGGTGAATTTCTAATGGAAAAAGATCAATCATTTGTAAGAGAATATACACAGGATATTTCAACAGCGGTGAGTGGTACACCTTTATATTACTCATTATATGGAGAGGGTACTTATTCATCATCTGATCGAGGAATGCAATGGATATTTTCACCTAGACCAACTATTGACACTACATTAGAAATAGGGTATACTATACTACCAACAGGACTGGGATCTGGAAATGCAAATTCGTATCTTGGAGACTATGCTCCTGATGTAATAATGAACGGCTCTTTAGTTGAAGCTGCTGTTTATATGAAAGAAACGCCTGATTTATTAAATAGGTATCAGGGCTTATATGATAGGTCCTTACAAACATTTATAGCTCAGGAACAGGGGAGGAAACGATCCGATGAAAACGTCAAAGGCGAAATAGGAACGAGAGGATAAAATATGGCTATAGTATCAGCAATATGCACTAGTTTTAAAGTTGAGTTACTTGAAGGCGATCATGATTTTAATGTTGGAATTGACACAATAAAATGTGCTTTAATGAAAGCGGCTGCAAGTATCACAGGTACTTATGGAGTCGCAACTACTAATTATTCAGATGTAACTGGTAATTCAGATGAGTTGGCTGCGACAGGTGGATATTCAACAGGTGGAAATTCATTAACAAATATAGCACCAACTTCTAGTAGTACAACAGCATACATAGATTTTGCAGATACCGAATGGACATCTGCTACATTTACAACACGTGGGTGCATTATATACAATTCAAGTGATAGTAATTCAGCAATAATGACAATTAACTTTGGTGCCGATTATTCGGTAGCAGGGGGCACATTCAAAATTGAATTTCCAGCAGCAGGTGCATCAACAGCTATTTTAAGAATAGCATAGGAGTAACATATGGCTTCAACATGGTCTAACGCGGAATTGCGGTTAATGACCACAGGTGAAAATGATAACACTTGGGGTGATGAAACTAACGACAATTTAAAACGTATTGATGATATGGTCAATGCATATATTGGCGTAACATTATCTGGAGGAACCAAGACTTTAACTTTTACAAATGACCCAACTTCTTATGCACAAGAAGATGGACGTTGTAAGATTTTAAATTTTACTGGAACCCCAGGAGGCACATGCACAGTTACATTCCCAAATAAGTTAATGTGGTATTATGTTTTAAATAATACTGGAGATAGTAATGATATTATTTGCACGGCAGGAACAGGTGCGGCAACATATACAGTTTCAGCAGGAAGAGACGCTATTATTTATGTAGACGGTTCGGATGAAATTTATAACACATTAAATGATTTGCAGGTTTCTACAATCAATGGAGTTGATGCAGATAGTTTAGCGACAAAAGGCTTTGCTACGGCAATGGCAATCGCATTATAGTATAAGGAGGATAAATGGCACAAGATTTTGAATCGGTTGGAGTATTGGTAACAAATAGTGAAACAGCTATTTTAACATCAAATTCAGATGATGCTATTGTCGGATTAAGATTAACTAATATTTTAACAACTGCCATTACAATGAATGTTTATATTGATTTGGCGGGCGCAGGAACTGATTATTACATTTGTAAAAATTTAAGTATCCCACCAGCAAGTTCAGTTGAACTTGTTCAAGGTGGAGCTAAAATAGTTTTAAATACAACGGATGTAGTTTATGGATTATGCGGAACAGCCAGTGGCTGTCATGTTTGGATTAGTTATGTTGATTCAATTAGTACATAAGGAAAAATAAAATATGGCTGAAACTAAAGATCAAAATGGAAGTTTATATTTAGGACAAGAAGCTGCCAAAGATGGGTTCTTTACACATCAGGCAACCATAGACGGGGATCATTACATTGAATCGGCTGTCTTGGCGGGGCCAGTTTCCTATACGGGAACTGTAACAATAACAGGTAACGTGGTGATAGTGTGAGTACGTTAAACGTAGATAAGGTAGATCCTAGTACGGGCACGGCTTTAGAAATCGGAACTTCTGGTGATACAGTAACAGTACCGTCAGGTGCGACTTTCAATGTCGCTGGAACTATGCAAAGTGGCGGAGTTACTGTAGCTAACACTCCAGCTTTTCAAGCTTATATGTCAGCTAATCAAGTTATATCAAATGATACTGACACTGTGCTTCAATTTAATACTGAAGAGTATGATACCGCAGGTGATTATGATACTAGCACATACAAATTTACTCCACAAACAGCAGGAAAATATTTTATTTATGCAACTTGCGCACCAAGTGGAGATGCAAATAGTGCACTACAAGTGGGTATATTTCACATTCGTAAAAATGATAGTAGGATATTAGAATCAAGAACCAACTTTAATAGTAATAATGGTAGAACAGCATCACAACAAATTTCAATAGTAATGGACCTTAATGGCTCATCTGATTACGTTCATCTCATAGGAAATGTTGCTCAATCTGGAGGCACTCCTACAATAGAAGCTGGACAAAGATTTTCAGTATTTGGTGCATACAAATTGATAGGAGTATAGATGGCACAGTTAAGCAGTAAAATAAGAATATATTTAGACAGAGAAGTTGACTTCACTAAAGATGTTCGCCTTCAAGATGACGGAGACGGAGCATACATCAAGGAATGGAATGTCGCAGAAGTTCAGCCTACGGAAGAACAACTAAACGCATTTGAAAGTGAAGCTGATGCTGTGGAAGCATTAAATCAAGTCTATGCAAACAGGAAAGCAGAATACCCTGACATCTATGATTATATGGATGGAATAGTTAAAAGCGACCAAGCACAAATAGATAAATACATAGCCGATTGTCAAGCTGTGAAAGATAAATATTCTAAAGGAGTATAAATGGCAGAATTAAGAGTAAAATCAACAGGCACTTTAAAGCTGTTCGAAAGTGATAACACGAGCAGTGTCACCATCGCCTCACCCGCAAGTCTGGGTGCTGACAGGACAATCACGCTTCCTGATGCGGAT